ATCTGTATTGGTCTTTTCTCCAATGTATCTACCGAAACCTTCAATGTCAACAAGTTTTGGGTGTAGAGAAATATCTCCTCTTGCTCCACCATTACCTGTATTGTCTACTGCTGTATCAAAGTTTCCGTCAATGTATACTTTATAATCTAATAAATAATCATCACTTACATAAGTGTAGTATCCTTGATTTCCACTATAATATGTTGGTATTCTAAATGAGTGTGGTTCATAATTATCTACTACATCATTTATTCTAAATTTTAATTTAATTAATTGTTTTTGAACTCCATTACCACCACCAAATGTAAAATCTGGTGTTCCGTCATTGTCCGCATCAACTCCGTGACTTACCATAGTAATTCTTAACCAATCATAACTCGTATCTACTGCTGAAGTTTCATTACCACTACTTTGAATACTATCTGTGTATCCTACATTTGAATAATGAACTACTTCAAATGAATAGTCTGTATCGTTGTTTGATGTTTCATCACCTTCAGTCCAACCCGATATGTGACTACCTTTAATTACTCGTGAGTTTCCTTGAGTCCAAGCATTGATTGATGTCTCTTGTGTAGTTCCATCATTTTCTACCCAAGTGATTAAATCGTTGTCAAATGCAATATCAAATCTAAATGAAGTAATATCTTGTCCTACATCATCAAGGGTGACTTCTATTTCTAAAATATCATCTCTCCACGAATCAAAATTATTATTTTTTAAAGCTGGTGTTGCTATATCATCTGCTAAGAAAGTCTGTAATTGTACAGTTTCTTGTGCTTTCCACCAATACTCTGGTGTTTTCCATTCACCAATTTGTTTTACCCTTATGATTGGATTTTGTGCAAAAACCATTCCAAACATAACTGCTGTCATAACCATTTTTTTCATAAAATGAAACATTGTTTTCTCCATTGAGTTTAATTCAATAATAAATATAAGATTGTTGAAAATTAGACATCAAAACGAACTACGAAAGTAGTTTGTAAGTCTTTTGATAATTTAATTGGTTGTGCTACTTTACCGACTGCCAATAGGTCATCATCTTCATCATATAGTCCAATTTGAGTTACATATGGATTCCAAGATGAATGTTTGACACCACTTATTGTAGTTGGTTCACCTGTGTGAGCTGTTGCGAAACTTCCTGTTCCAGAAAGTGCTGGTTTATCTCCTGATGGAAATAGTCTGTAAGTCCAAGTTCTATCATTTATACCACCCACATCTACTGATTGGGTTTGTGCATAACGAGTAAATCCTGTTCTATTCTCCGTTACACTTATGTTACTTGAACGATTAAATTCATTTGGTTTAGCGTGAAGAACATATTCGTGTTCATATATTGTGTGAGTTGCTTTATGTTTTAATGTAAAGGGTTTCCCTTGTTTCCCCACATCTTTATAAGAACCAGTATCAGTAATTACTAATAATCCCTGTTCATATAAAACATTACCGACTTCACTACCACTACCACGAGTTGCCGCCGTAGTTGACACTCCTTGTGCTCTATTAAATGAACTTGATTTGTATGCTGCGAAACTTGCAGAGTATGCGAAGTCATAAAGATTTCCATCTTCATCGTCTCTAATATCATAAGTTGCTCCACCCACCGTAGCAGATAAATTAATACTACCTGGTTTTATTTCTTCCCCATATAAATCTTTTCCCACACTAATAACTTGTGCAGTTGTATGTAATTCTCTTGATTGTTTTGAAAAGTCTTGAATGGAAAGTAAATGAAATGGATTGAACTTACTTGTTAATCGTGGTAAATTTTCACCAACTTCTGCAAATGGTCTTCCTCTGTCATAAAATGCTTTAAAGTTTTTATAAAACATTGTATTGACTACATTCCAAGTCGGTAGTGCAAAATAATTAGTTGTTGTTGAACCTGATACAACTTGTGTATTGGTATCGGAACCACTTGTATAATTTCTAAATGAACTACTGATTGCAGAAACTGCAAAGACTCCACTACCACTATCATTATTAGTTGATGTAAAGTTTTTAAATACCTTGAAAGGTCTTACGGATTTGTCTTGTGGGTCAAGATTCTTGAACATTAGTTTGTCCTAAAAATCAAGTTTCACTTTTACTACGGCTTCCCTTGAAAATGATTTTAATACCGGTTGTGATAATTTAGCAATTGCTAATAGTTCTCTACTATCATCATATAAACCTACTTGAGTAATGTATGCTTTTGGGTCACCTTGAAATGTTGGTTGTGTAAAAGCACCTCTTTGATTATTACTATCGGTTGTTTCATAAGTTGGGTTTGAACTAAAATTAAATTCTTGGTTATGTGCTCGTGCAAAATAACTTGTTGAACTAATTTCTTCTTCTCTACGGGCTGCGAAATATCCTGCATTTTTCTTACCTGCTCCCGCTACACTATGACTGATTGAATTAAATGCTACTTTTGCATTATCACCAAATGTGTTTGTTCCTGTTGAGAATACCATTGAACCACTTGATTTCGCTGCTACTGCTCCGGTTCCTGCTAATTGTCCACCACTTTTCAACCACGCTGCATTAAGTAATATAATTCCTAAGTCTGGATAAAATAAACCCGGTGCACCATATGTAGTTTCGGCAGATGCTGCTGTTTTAATAGTGGTTGTTCCACCTACAATAGAACCACTAACAACATTAAACACTCTATTCGCTGAATTGATTGTTGTATTGGTTGTTGCTGAACTATCATCAATTAATTTAAGTCCAGATTGGAATTTTCCACTACCACTTAAATGTAATTCCCAATTACCTGGGTCAACTTTTTCTCTCATTTGTGCTCTATTAAACACAATAAATACAAAGTCATCTTGTCCGTCTGAGTCTCCATTAGCTACGGTTCCGTATGTTTTTCCTGTAAATTGAAATTTTTCGGTTCCTTGTCCTAATATAACATTTCTAAATTGTCTATAAAGTGCTGCAGTTTCTCTGTTTCCAGCTGTCGTTTTGGTTGTGTTTCCAATTGAACCACTTCCTCCATAGTTTGCATATCCGACTGCGAACTGAACTTGTGCAGTTGAATCAGATGTTGCTTTATTGTATACTGGAACATAAGATGCTGATACATCACCTAATGTTGGTGAGAAATGAAATCCTGATAATGACGCTGCACCATCACTAAATAAACCAGAACTTACTGTTGTTTTTTCGGTTGATGCGATATCAGAATCTAAGAATTGTTTATAAATAGTTGCACTAAATGGTTGGTCTGAACCATTTCCGCCACCACTACCATTATCGTCACCATTACCACCATCACCACCACCACTTGTTCCGTGGTTTGCTATATATTCATTAAATCGACCAACTGCTCTTAAGAAGTCTTCTTTTGATTCCCTTACAAATAGTGGGAAGTATGTTGAACGTTCATCAGCAGTTGTTCTACCACTAATAAATGCATTAAGTCTATCTGCTCCATTATCAAATGCTGCTTCAGCCGAAGCTACATTCATTGGTTTTGAAGTTGTATGTGCCATTAGCTAAAAGTTCCTTTCGAATTATTTTGAATAGTTACCACTCGTGTAGCACCTGTTTGTTCACCCGTTACAAATACAACGGTTTGAAAAATTGTTCTACTGGTATCAACTGATAAGTCATTAATCGTAACATCAACTCCTGCTGCACCTTTAACGGTTTGAGTTCTTGAATCAGTTGAAAATGTTCCTGTTTCCCCACCGGTTCCAGTAATACTTGCAATCTCTGTATTGAGGAGTTGGAAAGTATATTTCTCTGGTTGTGATGGTCCGTTTGTAGTTGACGGAACTATTGTGTCGGTTGCATTTTTATTTGATGTGCTTCCAATTGCAGATAATGTAATATCTTCTAAGAATGCTAAATTTGCTTTATCTTTATCGGATGTAAATAATTTATATCTCATCACTTGTGTTTCATCTACAAATGCTTCTAACAAAGGCATATTATCTAAAACTGCTCCGTAGTAAGTTGAACCATTTGGATGTGATGTATCCCACAATTCATAATCAATCTCATCATCTGCGAATGCATAATGTGTGATATTAAAGTTTTCGTTGCCGGACGCCAATTTTTCTCTACCTTTTTTGGTAAGGATTGCGTCTACTGTTATTGTTGTATTATCTAAAAATCCCATTTTATTTTGCTCCTGTGGAAATTATATAACTATTCTTCTTCTGTAATAAATATAAGAAAGTTAAATTTTCCATATGTTTTTATTCAACTCTAAGTTTTGATTCACCTGGTTGTTGTGTTGTTAATGATGTTGGTGAAGTAAAGGTTATTTGAACTGGGTCTTGTCCGTCAATATCGGTTAATCTATTTGTTTTAGTTCCCTCGTAGAACAACCTATTACTTATTGTATCTTTATAAAAAGGTTCTAAGTCTGTTGGTTCAAATGATTGACTTATAATATAAAAATCACCAAACTTTGACCACGCTCCAAATCCAGCTGCTACTGAATCCGATAGTGACCCGTAATAAAATTCTTTCACTTGATTAGTTGTTGACAATCTTGAAGCACTTACAAATGGTTGTAGGGTTTCTTTAAATTCTATATCAGTTCCACCTCTCGTTACACTTGCAGTTGCATATGTTGTTGGTTCTGCTGAGTCTGGGTTTAACTGATTAATCTTTACGAGTGTCGCTATATTAGTTCCTCGTGAACCCGTGTTTGCTACAATAATACTTTCGTAATTTGGGTATGCACCACTCAATGTAATTATATTGTCACTTGAACCTGATGGAAGACTCGATATACTTATTCCTCGTTCAAATTGTCCTGCATTTTCATAATATGGTTGAGTTATTGATGGTTTTTTACCAATAACTTCTTTTGTTCTTTCCAATATATTTGGTTCTATTAGATTACCAAATTGTGCTTTTGCCCTTGCTGGAATAAATTGTTTTAATGTTTTAAAAATACTCTTATCATAGAAAGATAATATTCTCATATAATCCCAGAAACTATTTGAACCAAAGTATCGCTTAAAGTAATCGTGTTTCTTTTGTTCTAATGTTCTGTAAGAATACTCAAACTCATCTCTTGGGTCTCCAACGAAATCATCAAAGTCAAAATCTGCTAATGAATACATTATATCTTCATTTATTACATCAGTAGGTGAAAGGTATATTCCCAACTTCTCACTATCTATTGGTGCAAAGTCTTGTGATGACACTTCTTTACTTGCGTCTGGATTTAGTGGACCTATTAGTTTATTTGTTTCTAATCTAATCTTTGTTGCGTTTCTTCTTGATGGTCCAATGTTTGGAACTCTTAGTTTCTCTTGGTCAACCAATGTTCTGTAAAAGTTTCCTGTGAATCCACTAATTGCTGCTGTTTCATTTTCATAAGACTTTAAGTATGCAGTTGATGACGCAGTTGCTGATGATTGTAAATTTTTATTATCATTCAATTCATAACGAACTAATAGTTTATCGGTGTTTGATGTAAATGTGTTTCCGTTGTATGATTTTGGTGCAGTAACGTGATTATCAAATACACTTTGCGACAAAGGTTCTGACCATAAACGATACTCCATTAATGAACCTGTAAATTGTGTTCCGAAAGAACTACCACTACCACCTAAAAAAATGTGTCCTGATGAAGTAAATGCTGCATTTATTTTACTACCACTTACATTATTAATATCTGATGCTAAACTTGCAGTGTGTGATGTTAAACTTTGACTTTCCTGATATATTATTCTTTGTCTTGTTGAATCATATTGTTTTGCAGTTATTTCATAAACACTTTGACTCAATATCATATCAGTAGTTTTTTCATTAGAACTTTGGTCTTTTCTTGTCAACATAACTGACCACATATCATCATTGTAAAATGGTAAGTTTGAAGAAGACACTACATTAAGTTGTCCGTCAGAACCACTAATTTCAAATTTTATACTTCCTAAATTATCAGTTGCTCCATTATCTTTTAATGCAATAGCGAAGTTATCATCCTTTTGTAAAATTACTTGGTCTTGTGATTTAGGTGTTCTAAATCTAACTTCTAATGTATCGGGAATCAATCCGTCTGTATGTGCTTTCCAAGCAGATTTAATAAATTGTCCTGATTTAAAATCTAATGCTCTTGTAAATTTTCTTTTAATTTCATAACTAACTCTCGTTCCTTTGTCTGGTCCACCATATTCTCTTACTCGTAATATTGAACTTGGTATTCCGTAACAATTTAGTAATCCTTTTAGACAACGTTCTGTTCCTTTTGTTTTAATAAAGAAAGGTAAATTTCCTAAAATCCTTTTCCATATTTCTTCAGTAACCTTTTCTTGTGGTGACTCATATAAATCCGCACCACTTCCACTTTTACCAAAAAGATATTCTGGTAAATTTAATAATCCATTTCCACTTGATAATTGTAATCCTAATGCGTCTGCATAATGCTTCGCTACATCTTTCGATATACCCTCTGATAAACTACTAACTCTTTTATTGATATCAGTAAAGTGTTTGGTGTAACTCCATACTTCATCAAATTGTTGTCCAGTCATATCCATAAATTCTAAAAATGTATTATTTTGTGTATCGGCGTAAACGTGTTCTGGTAATGAATTTCTTAACGAATTCATATTATTGAAGTCATACGATGAAGCACTTGATACCATATTATTATACCAAGTTATTGCAGCTGAACCTGTTGTGTGGACCAATCTATATGGTTCAGTAGAAGTTTCTTTAGGCCAACTAGTGTCGTGAAATAATCCATTAGAACCACTTGAGTATGATGAACTTTCAAAATACATATAATTTTCAAATGGGTCAAAAGAATTTATTACTCGTTGTCGTTTTCTTTCAGTCTCTTGTATCCTTGATAATGAACTCGTTATATTGATAAGTGATTGACTTGTTGCAGCATGTGTTTCTATTAATTTTAATTTTTTCTTGAAGTTACCAATTCTACTTTCTGCATTTGAAAAATGAATAAAGTTTCCAAAGCCAGTATCATCAGATTCATAATATTGTGTTGTGGTTTTCTGGTAATCAATATTCGGTTGAACATCTAACAAACTACCCGATACCAAACTTCTTTCAATTTTTCTATTGAGTTCGTCATTATCACTAAGTAATGTGTTATGGGTTTTGTAATCAGTTGCTTGCTTATCTATTGGACTATCAACATTGTCAAAATCTGCTGGTAATAAAAACGTATTGTTAACTTTAACCGAAGGAACTAATGAAATGTTATCTTCATAGTCTGGTAACAACTCTTCCACAATAGTGAACCCATCTATGTCCTGTTCTCTTAATGTTTCATTTAGTGGTTCTTTTAATTTTAGTTTTAATTTGCTCTCTTGAAACTGAGAGTTTGTGATTAAATAATAATCATTTCTGTATTGTAGATAAGTTTTAAATCTTTCAACACTATTTAATTTCATCTTTACATAAAAATTAGACCATTTAATTTCATTAAAGTTTACACTATTAAACTTAAATGCAGGATTAACGGTGTTGTGGTCTGGGTGAACAACTCCGATACTATCTACAAAGTAACCATTTCTTCTTAAGTTTTTATACTCATCTTGTAAGTTGTGTGAGACTTTGACTTTATCTCCAGTCAATACTTCATCAATCTTTACTTCTAAATTAAAGTGTACTTCAACAAGATGTTTGTCAACTGAGTATTGTGTTCCAAAGTCTTTAACTCTTGGTGAAGCCGGATTAGATTTTTCCCAGTCAATATTTACTTCATCATTACTATCATTATAAGTATATACTGGATACATTGGGTCCTGTGAAGTATCCCACATTCGGTGATTTTTATTTAATATCTTTGGTTTGTGTTCGTGTTTCCTCACTGCCGGTGTTCCTTTTGCTAACCACCAATCTTTTGGTAGATTACCTTCGTTGAACAATGATGTGTTTGTTGTATTGAGTTTAGGTGTTGGTTCATAAAAATAACCAGTAACACCTGAATAGTTATCAAGAATAGTATCATTTAATGTTGTTTCGGTAAGACTACCATATTCGTTATCGGTGAAGATTTCAAGTGGGAATTCCGTGTTTGATACTGGATGAATTCTCTCTCGTCCTGCTTTTTCTGTCCCGTCAGTATGGGTGCTAACATCATCTTTACCTGTGGTTGTCAAGTCAACTCTGAATTGTTCGTGTTTCGGAACCCATGCTCTTATAAAGTTTTCAAAAACAATTGTTTGACCTTCCATTGATTTTTGAAATTGGAAGTCAGCACCACCGTCTTCAGGACTTCCTTCATTAATTAATGTTAAGTCTGCAAAACTACTACTACTAAATTTAATTGATTTATTTGGAACTGATTGTCTATAATTTGGAGCTGCTACTACATTTAAATTTAAATTTCTTAAATTGTTTTTGTAAATATCATTACTTACATTTTCATCTGCTCGTAATATTAGTTCGTCACCTTTTGTATTGATTGTATCTATTACATATGTAAATCGATTTTCATATACTTGCTGTTCCAAATCAACTGCATCATTAACTACTTTATAAAAAAGTCCGTCAAATGATTCGTAAGGACCATCATAGGTTTCACCACTTTCATCAGTAACAAAAAATTGACTATCGTCTCCGGCAATCTTTCTTAAGAACTTATATAGAACTTTATAATCACCTTCATCAATTCCTAAATCTCTTAGGTGCTGTCCAACATTTAATTTTAAATATTTTAAATCATAGTTTGGACTTAAATCTTTAACTCGTAAAATTGTTTCTTGTAAGATTTGATTAGTCTGAACACTATATATACATAACTTAATATAGTCTTTTTGGCCTAGGTAGAGTGGTTTAAATTCAGCATCAAGATTATTAAAGTCAAATACCCTACCAAAATTTGAAATGTTTTGTTTGTTAGGTTTGAAGTAAGTTGATAATTCTCTTTCTGTAAATCCGTATTTAGGCATCGTTAATCCACCAAGTCTTCAAAGGTTGTATTTATTTTTTCTAAGTATCTTGTATTGAAGTATTTTTCTTTTATGTCAATTGTAACTTGTTCGTATTCTGGTTCATTTGCTTTTCCAAATAAGTCTGGATTTTCAAATGAAAGTATAAATCCACGAGAGTCTCTCGTAAGACTTGTGTTAAATTTTGGATTTGTTAAATAGTCAGTTCTCTTTTCAAGAATTTGTTTTCTAATTCTCTCTCGTTCAAGTTCTCTGAACTTTGTATAGTAATCGGAATGTTGAACTGCTTCTTCTGCTGATGTATATGGCATTATCTCACCACCCTAAATTCAAAGTCATCATCATAGAAATTTGTTTGTTCATCTGTTGTTCCACTACCACTAACTACTTTAAGACAAAAGCGATAACTTCTTTCTGCTTGTAATCCATTCATCCATAAGTTAAAATAATTACCCGTAGAATCACAACTAACTATCGAACCTGTTCCGTATGGAATAATAGTTTCTTCTGTATCGGCATCCTTTACTGAATAGAATACTGAACTACTCGGTAAATACTTAACTGATAGTTCCGATGGTGTTGTAGCAAATGCAGTAGTTGGATATAATTCTCTACCAACTAATCTCAATTTAGTTACTGAACCCTCTTTGTATTCTGTTCTTAAATTTTTAAAATAAACTTTTAGTCTTTCTAAGTCTGTTGATGTTAATGGTGATAAACTTCCTGTTGAAAAACTTGAATCGTCCCACACTACTTCTAATTTAGGTGGATAGATTGTATGTGTTTCTCTTGAGAAATATTTTAGGTTTCCTAATCTATCTGAACTACTTTCATCTTGTGTAGTATCTCCACCTGGATTGTACGAAAAGTTGGCTGAACCTGTATGAAGTGATTTTCTCTTTACAATAAATCCCCTATTAGGATAAACTGAACTTGAGTAAATGTGATTTTTTACTAAGTCCGTTACGTCTGCTCTGATGTCTTTTCTATCAAATGTTAGTGCGTATGATGAACTAACTGCATATTGTCCAGTTTTGTTTAACCACCAAGAACCCCCATCAGTTAATACTGATGGTGATACCCAAGGTGTTTTGTTTTCGTGGTCACGATATTGAAAAGTAACTCCGTCTGATGTTACTGGGTTGTGGTCAAGTTTTCCTGTTCCTTGTTTCCAATTACTACCACTTACCATATGAACAAATATACTTTGTTCTGCTTCAACTTCTTCTGAAGTTGCGTCATATAAATTTAAATAAAATTTTGCAGTTGAAGGAATCTTACCACTCTGTATTGATTCCGATATAGTTGTATAGTCAAAGTCAATCAATATTCTTGATATGTTAGATACGGTTCCACTTTGATTAACATTTTTGTTAATTTCTAATATCTCATCTAACCCAGTATTAATGGAAGCTGTTGTTCCACCTGAATAAATTGAAGCGTCTCTTTTTCCAAATTCAAAATAATGCATTATAATTCTCCTACTACTTTACCGATAATATCAGTATTTGGATATTTTAGTTCAAATATACTTGGGTCCTTTGAAGGATATACAACTCCGTCTTTTGTTGCAGAATCTACATCATAAACATTTCCACTATATCCACTTGATGTTGTTGCTTTGTTCTCCACAAGAATAAGTGAATTGTTTGGGTTGGTTCCGTCTGGTGGAACTACACTTGCTACTCCGTCAACTAATGAAATCTGATATGCAATATCACTTAATACTATTGGTTGATTTATTTGCCACTTATCAGTATTGAAATGATTTCTTACTCTTTGTATACATCTAAACAATACATCATTTTGGTTAAACCCTCTTTGTGTAACGATTGCAAATCTAATTCCAATATTGATTATGTATGCGTTTTTTAAATTAATTGCATCTGTTACTAATCTATATTGGGAAAGATACATTTTTAAATTTTGTTTTACTGCGTCGTTTAATTTTGCTAAGTATTTATTACCATCGTATCCCAACAAATACATATTCAATGCTAATGGATTTTGAATCTCAGTAGTGGTATCATTGTTTTCTTGCAATTGTGTATCTTGAACAATATATGCTTTTGCTATATTACCATATTTTTGTGGTAAAGAATAAACTCTTGTTATGTAGTCAGCTTTTGTAACTGCTCTGTTCTGTGCATTAAAGTATGCTGCAGCATTCTGTTTTATTTCGGTTAATGTTTCTTGACTTGCTCCACCCGATGCTCCTGTTGAATTTGTAAAACCTAAACTATCTTTTGATGTTTGAACTAATGATGTGGTTAATCCGTCCTCTTGAATTGCAAAAGTTATACTCTTTGGAAAAGTAATTGAATTACTTCTAACATTATGCTCCACTGCTCCACCATAACGATATGTAATGGTTAGTGTTGTATTACTTGGTGCCAAACCAAAAGTTCTTGTATTCATAAAATTTGTTGGGTCAAATGCTGTATCTAAATGTGTTACTCCAAAACTTAATGCTGAACCAACATTATCTGGATTTGGAACTAGTGTTTCATCTGCGTTGTCACTAACACCTGAACCAAATCTTAATTCCATTCTATTGTCTTCACGAACATAGGTTGTAAATCTTCTTGATGATTTAATTAATCTTAACATATAAGGTGTATCACTTTTTTGTGATGCAAATTCTGGGTCGTTTAGAGTAGTATTTTCTATTGATTCAAATACCGTGTCTTGTGCTAAGAAAGGAACTTGATACCAACTATTTCCATTACTATCCACACACGATACAATTTCAGTTACTTTTTCATTTGATAAAGTTATCTTATCAAACTTCTTTGCTCCGGTAAATGAGAAAGTTTCAGTTATGGTGTCTCCAGATTTTGCTAATACCTTTTTAGTTAATTTAAATTGTGTTGGTATTGTTCCTGATGGGGGGACTTGGATTGTATCGGTTCTGTTATCTAGTGCACTTTTCACTTTAAAATTAACATCATCCAATATAGTAAAGTCTACACCGGTGTCTGAACTAATTATTGAATTACCAGAAACTACTCCGGCATAATCTAAATTAGGTTCAAATCCACCACTACCATCAGATTTTGCTGGAACTATTTGTGAAACTTCTAATTCTACGATTGCCGGTATTGCCAAACTTGGTTTGTATCCATAAGATTGTGCAATATCAAAAACATTTTTCTTTTCTTCTGCATATTGTAAAAGTGTTTCTTTAAATTGATTGTCAACATAGTAATTCATTACGTCTCCAACGTATGATGCCATTTCAATAAACATCATTCCTGGTGATGCTTCATTGAAGTCATTATAAGTATTTGGGAAATAAGATTTTGCGAACTCCAAAAGATTTTCTCTAATGGATGAAAAGTCTCTACCGAGATAACTTACATCTTTTTTTACTATTTTTTTATTTGTTTGGTAATCTACATTCGTAGCCATTTTATTCTCCTACAACCAAATTAAAGGTTATATTATCTAGTGCGTCTGGTTGAAGTGTTGTTGAGTATTCAAGTGATATCGTTATCTCATTTGGATTGGATTCATTTTGAACAAGTATTAAATCATTTATATTAACGTAAGGTAACCAAGTATCTAAAGCAATTCTAATGCTATTATCAACTCCATCTAAAGTTTCACTAGTTATTTGCTCAAACAATAAGTCTCTTAATTCACAACCAAAATCTGGTTGAAATACTCTTTCACCCTTTGATGTTAATAATAAGTTTTTAATATTAGATTTTACCTGTTCTGGTATAGTCTTGGATTGTCTAAAAAATCCTGTTAGATTGTGGTCTAATGGAAACTCTAATCCAATATATACATCATCATTTCTATCTATTTCTCTTACACTCATTTAATTTTAAGGTCTAAAGTTATCCTCACCCTTTTTCTTTTTGTTAATTGCTTTCATTAGTCCAGAGTAATCACGAGTTAAAGCGTCTTGAACACCTACTGGAACTTGGTCTACTGAAACACCTGCTTTCTTAATAGTGTCTACTGCCGCAACTTCTCTTGCCATTTCTTTATTTTGAACTCCACCTAAATTACCATAACCCAATACTTCTGCCATATTGTTTGAACCTAATACACCACCGCCCAATGATGGATACTCATCTTGTTGACTTTTTCCTAATGGATTGGTATTGTTCAATACTTCATTCAATGCTGTATTTTTACTGTATTGTTTTTTAGTTTTTTTCTTTACTATGTTTGGTTTTGGTTTAGAAATCACTTCTGATAGTTTGATTTCTTCTTTATCATTAATAAATATCTCGGTCATCTGTTTTTTAACTTCTTTACGGACAACTAATTCAATTATTTTTATTAAGTCATTCTTCTTCATTACTACTCCTATTCTACATTTATTTTTTTACTTAAGTAAAGTTTGTTATCTCTAACGTTTTCTAATCTTTTTATTTCATCTTTTAGTTTTAAACTCGGTGGTGATTCACTTCCCCCATTTCCAGCCAACAATGCAGTTCTTTGTGTTGTCATACCTGCGATTACTTGGTTAGCAAGTATAGTAATAAATCCTACAAAGTCATCATTACCTAATACTGCTTGAGACAGTTCTCCACTTCCTATTTCTATCTTTTCATTAGAATCTATCCTTGAGTTCTGTATGAATAGTTCTTGAATTTCAACTTTATCTGCTGATTTAATCTCAACCTTATCTCTTGAGTAAATACCTATCCCACCATTATCACCCTTAGAGTTAAATACAATTCTATCTGATTGTATAATTACCTGTGGTTTAAAATATGTTGGATTATTATCAAATGTTGATGTTACTCCCACATCTTCATACGGAACATATTCGTCCGTTGTTAAATAAACTGAACTTTTTTCATCTGTTACAAGTTTAGATGATAAGTCAGAAACTAATGATTCATTATAAATTGGACCATTTGTAAATCCACCTGCTATGATTTTTACATTTGGTGACTCTGTTAAGTTTCTTTTATCTGTACTACCCGATTGAAATTGATTACTTCCTAAACGAATTGAATTACCAAATCGTCCTTGTATAATTGTATCACCTTCTCTCATTAATAATTTCTTTACACGAGAAGGTGGATTGAAATACTTACCAAATCTAAATTCAAAGTCTTCATATGGGTCACCAGTTCCTAATGCACTAACTCCAAAGTTAGAATCATTAGTTGCTGTGTTGGATTTATTCAACTTCGACATATAAAAATATTTCCCACCAAACTCACAACCTAATATTTCTTCTCCTTGTACGGGAACTTGTAATACATTGGAATCTAATGGATAAAATATTTTAGCATCTCTAAGTGGTTGATTCTGTTGAGATATATCAAACCTTGCCCTTACGGCACCAATTGAAGATTCATCAAGTGTATCAGTATATACTTCAAGAACCTCTGCTGGTTCAAACTTTAACATTAATTTTCCTTTGTGATTGAAGACTCAATTTCATCTTTCTTTACTTGTAACTCTTGAACATCTGATTCTATTGCGTTCATCAATTGTTCTTTTTCTGCTTCAGTTAATCCGAACTCATCTCCTGAATCCGATACTCTCTTTTCTGCCGCAGTAATTCTTTGAACGATAGTTGCCAACTTAACAAGTTGTTCGTCGTTCTTTACATTTATCTCTAAGTATTCTTTCAACATAGGTATAATTTGTATAGCAGTATCCCCGTCTTTGATGAACCCTACCACCTCTTTCATTAGAACTTCTAATTGTTTTTTATTGGTGTGGGAATTATCATAGATGTCTTTAAATACATCACCGAGTGTTTTGCCTTTGAATATTTCGTAATCTGTTGCCATAATTTTGCCTGTTTTTTACCTAATAATAAATAGTAAGATACGAAAAAATAGGGATATATATTTATATATCATTTGATTTTTGTTAGATTTGATGATAGTTATTATACGACTACGGAATTATGTAGTCTTTTAGATGAATAATAGGGGGAAACTAATATGAAAAATACTATGGCTATGGTAGTAGATGTAGTGGCAGGTCTTAAAGATGTGCTATTATCTATTATCGGTCTTGGGGTTCTCGTTCAACTGATTTTTGTTGGCGGGTTCTTCGGTATGGACATTATTGGTAATCTGATTAGTTTAGTGAATTTGTTTGCAACAAGTGGATTCGCTGGATTTATATCACTATTGGTGATATTAGGATTGCTGAATAATAAATAAGAAAGAATAAAGGTGGAATTAAAAAGGGGAATAGAAATATTCCCCTTTTTTGTTTTATAGGTTATCCCAACTACCTGTCCATTTAGTTTCAATGGAACCAGTAGTTAAGTAATTTCGTTGTAGATTA